GACCCGGCATGGCCGTTTGAAGGTGCCAGCGACGTTCGTAACCGTTTAATTGATTCTACCTGCAACGAGCTTTCGTCGCTATTGGTAACGGCATTTGAGCGTGCAACAATTCGCGCAAGCGAGGTTGAAATGCAGGATATGTCGATTAGCGGCATAGCCACAACACTTTTGCATTGGGTTCGCGACAATAAGATGCCGCTTGAGCTTCGCAGGGAGGCTGAGCTTGGGGCGCAGTACGCTTTTCAGTACGGCTGGACGGCTTTCTTTGTAGGTTGGAGGCAAAACATCAGCAAACGCGAGCAGCCTGTTACGATGAATGAGATTGTTGCCTTAGCGCAACAGTCACAGAGCCCGACGCTCATGCAGTTGCCGGACTTAATCATGCAGCAGTCTGATGAGGCTGCGGCTATTCTTGAGGCTACAATTTCCGGCCTGACCGCCCGCGAGGCAAAGCGAATGGTTAAAGAACTTGCCACTACTGGAGTATCCTCTAGAGATGAAGAGTATATCAGCAAAAACTTGCCTGAGATCATCGCCCTTAAGCCTTGGGATGAAGTTCTTGTTCCACCTGAGACGGCAGACTTACAGCGATCCCGTGTAATCTTTCGGCGGACGTGGATGTCTGAAGTGGAAATTCGCGAGAAAATCACGACAGAAGGCTGGAACAAAGACTGGGTGGAACTGGCTGTGCAGATGGCTGGCAAGAGCAGCACGATGTACAACACGAACATCCTGCCAAGCACTGAGCTTCTTGTATACAATGGGCTGAACTACCAGAACATGATTGAGGTGGTGTACTGCTACACCAAGAGTCTGGACGGCAAGGCTCCGTGCATCTACTACACGGTTATCTGTCCGCAGGCGGCAGTGGATCACCCTAAAGAAAAAATTTCGTATGCTATCCATGAAAGACTCGATTACGCGCACGGAGAGTATCCGTTTGTGGAGTTCCGTCGTGAGTGCATCCGCCGTGCCATTACTGATACTCGCGGCGTTCCTGAGCTTGCACACACGGATCAAGATGAAATCAAAGCGCAGCACGATTCCATCCGGGATCATACTGCCTTCTCGACTCTTCCCCCCATCAAAGTCGTCAAACGCATTGGAGCCATTAATCGAGTTGGGCCCGGAGTCCAGCTACCTGTCGTAAGTCCAACGGACTACACGTTCATGGATCCTCCAGCTCGCGAGCCGAATGTTGCTTTTGAGCTGATTAAACAAGTCGAGGCAAGCCATGCCGCTTACTTTGGTACGGTTAATCCTAATGTTGATCCACGCAAAACACAGCTTGCTCAACAGATGCTGGTAAACACTTGGCTGCTTACTTGGCGGACGATCTTCCGGCAGATGTTTAGTTTGTGCTGCCAGTACATGTCCCCTGTTGAGATCCAGCGCATTACTGGAGGCCAACTGCCGCAAAACTTGTCTGACATCCACAACGAGTTTGATTTAACGGTCAAATTTGACGTGATGGATCTCGATAAAGAGTACATTGCGCAGAAGATTGATTTCCTTACCAAGGTTGCACAACTTGACACTGGCGGAGTCTTAAACAGAAACAAGCTCACTGAGATGATGATTCAGGCCGTTGCTCCAGAAGTGGCAAAAGACTTGATTCTTAATCCGCAAGATGCCAGCAGGCAGATGTTTAAAGATGTGCAGTCAGACATTGGCATGATGCTGCTCGGCAACGAGGCGCTATACCAAGAGAACGATCCGGCTGCACAGACCAAGCTGCAATACGCGCAGCAGGTGATGCAGGCCAACCCGAAAGCGCAGGCGGCTCTTCAGCAGGACGAGAACTTTAAAGCGTTGTTTGAGAACTACATTAAGAGCCTGCAAATGTCTGTTATGCAACAACAAAACGCGCAAATTGGCCGGATTGGAGTAACGCCAGTGGCACAGCAGGAGGCGCAACAGTAATATGACGGAAGATCAAAAGAACGCTTTTGGATTTTCAGGGAAAAACATTATTTGGTCAGAAACATGCAAGGTTCTTGAGCAATTACAAGAACAGCACTGGATGCTTGCTATAAGTAAAGACTGCAAAGGAGAAGATAGAATACATGCGGCTGGGCAGGCTGACGGAATTAATCTGGCTTTAAGCACGCTTATTGAATTAAGAAAACAAGCTAGACAATTAAATGGCTTGACTCCTGAAAAAGATTTGGCATAACGCCACTAACGGGCCTTCCAGCGTTACTGGATTGAATTAAAAGGGCTTGCTACCAATATAGCATGAATAACACAAATACACAGCCTGACGCCGGGAGTCAGGAGGCAGATAGTACACCCGTTGCAAATAACCTCGGAAAGGTTGACGAATACAGCTTAGCTGATTTTGTTAAATCTAATTTCCTAAACGAGGAGGAGGCGGCTCCAGCCAAAGAGGAGCAGCAGGCCGAACCTGAAGTAGAAACAGAAGAGACAGCAGAAGCTGACCCTGAAGTTGAAACTGAAGTGGAAGCCGATCAGTCCATTGATGAAGAAAGTGAACCTGAAAGTCCATTAAGCCGAGGCGTCCAGAAGCGCATCAACAAGTTGGTTGCTGCAAAAAAGGCCGCTCAGGTTAAATTGCAAGAACAGGAACAGCGATTGATTTCAATGCAGCAAGAGTTGGAAGCGGCAAAAGCTTCTGCGCCTGCTGTAAGGCAAGATATCAACAACTCGTTTGAAAATATTAATTCAGCTCAAGAGCTGGAAAAACATTTCAAACAAGCCGTAGATGTAATTGTTTGGTGTGAACAAAATCCAGATGGCGGAGAAATACCAATGCCAAATGGAGAAATGCTTGAGGTAACCTCAAAGCAAGTTCAGGCCATGAAGTCTGCCGCAATCAAGCATAAAGATCTTGAAATTCCAATTAGATACCAATATTTGCAACAACAGCAAATGGCGGAACCTTTAATCTTGCAGGATTTTCCTTGGTATAAAAAGCCCGAATCTCAGGAGTATCAAGCGGCAATGGCAATTGCGCGAGATTTTCCAGAGATTAAACGCAGGCCAGATTGGAAGCATTTAGCTGGAATAGTTGTGGAGGGGTTGAAGGCTTATACAGAAAAAAAGTCTAAACCAACATCAACGGCTCCGATTAAACGCGCCCCATCTCAACCTGCGCCAAAGGCAGCTCCAAGCGTAAGCAAGGATGATACTAAGACGGCTCAAAAGTCCTTCCTTAAGGATACTTCAAGCAGAGATGGATTGAGTGACCTAGTAAAAGCAATGGGGTTTGTGTAAGCCCCTTTAACTCAACAACCCAACTCAACTTATTTAGTTTTATGGCACTTCTAACTGAACCTAATCTTAGCGGTCGCGGTAAACGCGAAGACTTGATGGACATGATTGCGCTTGTCGATGCAAAAGACACGCCATTCACGTCTATGGCCCGTAAGGGCAGCAAGCCCGGAAACATGTTTTTCCGTTGGCAGGCAGACAGCAATCCTGCGCCAAAAGTTGGCGGCACGATTGACGGCACGGACGTTAGCACTTACACCAACTGGGATGTAGGCTATCGCGCCGAGCTGGCTAATTACGCTCAGGTGTTCCGCATGGACGCCGTTCGCGTGTCCAAGCTTTCCACTGACATTGCTCAAGTGGCAGGCGTGCGCGATGAGTTGGCGTACAACGTGTCCAAGTCGATCCTTCAGTGCAAGCGTTCGATTGAAACGACACTTTGTTCCAACCAAACCGCGCAACAGGACAACGGCTCCGTTCCCTACCTTACGGCAGGGATCCAGACATGGATCAGCACCGCTGGCACAGGAACTCCAACCCCCGGAGACATCCCTTCACAGTTCCGCACTCCTTCCGATTCGATCCTTACTGGTGCATCTAGTGGATTGACGGACCTTGACGTGCAAGGCTTGCTGAAGAGCATCTACAACCAGACTGGTCAGTATCGCTCGTTTGACGCAATTGTTGGCACCGACCTCAAGCGTGCATTTACAAGCCTGCTTGGAACCTCGCAGTTGACTACAACCTCCACTGCTGGAGTTTTGGCTGCTGGCGCAACCAAAGTGCAGACCTTCCAGCGTGACGCTGCTGCTGAAACCTACATCCAGTCCGTGGACGTGTTCCAAGGCGACTTCGGTACGGTTAAGCTGCACCCCACGGTGTTCCTTGGAACAATCAGTGGTGGCGCATGGACGGTGACCCCATACAAGGGGCTTGTCCTGAACATGGACTTGATTGAAGTCCGCTACGGCGGAAACGTAGCCGCTGTGCAATCGCTGCCTGACTTCGGTGGCGGCCCTGCTCGCGTTGTAGAAGCCGTCTGCGGTCTTGTTGTCGGGAACCCATTGGGTCTTGGCAAGTTCGACTTCAGCTCGTAGGCTAACTTCTGAGCGACACCTGCCATTACGCGACTGAGGTTGCGTTTCTAGAAGTGGTGTGACACTCTGGAGAGACAGAGACAATTTTGCGACACCTGCCATGCTGGCTCCATGCCAGAGGCACGGACTGGGATTTCTCAGTCGCCGCAGTGGTGTGACTGCTGGAGAGACAGCACATTTTTTTATGGGCGCACAAAAAATTAATTCCAATCCAAACGCGAACGCGGGGCAATATCAATTTACTCCACAAATTAAAAACATTGATCCGAATCAGGTTCCTGCTGGAGGAATAAGCTTGCAGCCATTTCCTTCTGAACAAGGAGAAGTAAGGGGGATTAAAGGAGCCACCACCGCCGCGCTTCAAAATGTTTACGCGTTGCAAAAAGCCGCTGCGGAAAATTATAACAAGCAATTGATTCAACAACAGCAACAAGTTATTGATGCTGAAAATAAAAAGATTGCAGAACAAAACCAAAGGCTTATTAATAACCCCAAAAATATTGCTAAAGGTGCAAAATACAGCGCCAGTCCTAACGCTACTAAAGGGCCGCCAGTACAAAACTACGTTAAACCAACAGGCGCAAAATACCCTAACCGGGCAGGGCAACAACCCGCAGCACAGAAGAGCCCTCTTGAATCTAGTTTGTTTACGGCCCCAATAAATAGGATGTAATTGTCATGTTGAACATTGATCCTAGCCTAGCAGTAGAAATGGAGGCTGAATTTCGGCGCGGCTGGCAAATGAACCGCGTGCAGGCTGAAATTGATTCAAAGCAGGCCGCCAAATACACAAAAATGCGCCACAAGTCAATCGAAGGACTTGGGCAGAAGATAGCCAACATTCCGGGCCACGCCTATCATTTTTGGGGGCAAAAACTGGGCTATCAATGCTGGGATGACAAGCAGTTCATGAAAGAGTTTTTGCGCGACAACGATCAGTGCAAAGTAAATTCTGGCGGCACAAAAGAAATTAGTGTAGGCTGGGTGCCATCTACTAACGTGAGATCCCGCACCGTTTACGCATGAAGACCGTCCCGTTTAGCGATATTCTTGTAGAGGTCTGTCAGCTCATTGGGCTTGACCGAGCCACGCTAAATGAAAAAAGCTTCAACGCAATTCGCGATTTTACGTCGCGCCGCATTGGAACAATTTGGGATCGAGAAGAATGGCCAGACACCAATAGGTTTATTAAAACCTTTCCGGGAAATCCAATCTCTTTAGCAGAGTTGGTTGATTTGCCAGCAATAGAAACTCAAACAGGACTTGAACTTCTTGCCCAAAATGACTCGCCATTATGGGTGCAGACAAGCGCCAATACGCAAGAAATAAAGTTAAGCTTAGACACTGATTTTCCCCGTGTTTACACAGCAGATTTTTCTGGAGACGCCTACAGGCTTGGCACTATTGTTGAGTCTGAAATAGAGATCCAGAATCCATTTTATTACACCTTTGACGGTGAAGTTAAAAATGCAGCAGACATTAAAACAATGTCTTCATATGGCACTTCAACTGATTCGGTTGGGGAGTACATTTCTTTTGTTTATATAACCGTGCCATACGGCACCGTAGTTTCTTTTTCGACTTACGAAGGGCCAAACGGCAAGCTTACAAGCACAATTACTTTTGACAAAAATCCCAAGCGGATTGTTCAACTTCCTACAAATTCTGTACAGGGGCTTGCTGCTTGGCCAGTAGATCCAAGGACAACAACCCGCGCCGTCCCGGTTGATTTTATAGTTGAAGATTTGTTTAATTCCGAGCTTCAAGAAGCTACATATTTGACGTTTCTGCAAAACGGAGAAAAATTTATTCAATACAGGTTAAATGCCCCAAGATTAATTGGCAGACCGTATAACTCCACAATATCGTACAGCAAAAACGCGCAGGTTTATTACGACCCCATTCAGTCTTCGTCTAACTTTACTCCTTCTGATCCATCAAAAGGCAGCAGGGGGGATTTTTGGAACTGTCTTGTAAACCTTGCTCCATACGCGCCGAGCTGGCCAATGGCTTTTTGGCAGCAGGTTTTGATACCGTATCGGTTTAAAGACTTTTTAGTAAATGGGATAAGCGCCGATTTTTTAAAGTCTGAAGGAAGAACCGACGAGGGGATAGCATTCGATCAGCTTGCAGAAATAGCAGTGCAGCAGCAGATTGACGTGTTAATTCGCCAGCAGGGGCAAAACCAAAAACTTAACATGGCCTACACCTACTGATGATTACAAAATTTATCACCCGCAGAAATGGAACTGAAGCTGCGCCGGGGGGCAAGATTTTAACTCGCATTGGAGTAAGCGGAAATAAGTTCACTTTTAAATTTCGCAAGCAAGCAGTTCAGCCCGGTCCAGTTACCACATATAGAATATTGACTGAATCTGGAAATCGCCTTAACAACGAAGCAAGCCAACGTATAACCACAGGTTAATTATGGGTATCAGAATTACAGATTTGCCAGTAGCAAACACGGTTGAATTAGCCGATACACTTGTTATTGTTCAAAATGGAGACACTAAAAAGTGCCAAGTTGTTCAAGTCAGGTCGTTGAATGCTTCGGAAATTACCAGCGGCACATTAAACGCAGCTCGTCTGCCGTTGATTCCAGTATCTACTGGAGGCACAGGATCTACTGATGCCGTTTCTGCGCTTGCTACACTTGGAGCGCAACCCGCTCTTACATCAAGTGCGCCTGCTGGAATTACGCAGGGCGGAACTGGAGAGACAACAGCAGAGGCCGCGCTAACTGCGCTTGGTGGCGTTAGTCTTCAGCAACTTAACTCTACAAATATTATTGCGGGAGCTGGCCTTGTTGGCGGCGGAGCGTTGTCCACGAGCAACATTATTGCTTTGCAAACCACAGGAGTGGCTGCTGGCACATTTGGAAGCGCGTCAACGGTTGCTCAGTTTACGGTTAATGACAAGGGGCAAATCACCAATGCCGAAAATGTGGGGATTTCAGGATCGGCTGGAGGAACGGTTGTAGCTGTTGGCGCAACGTCTAGTACACTCTCCGTTTCTGGCAGCCCTGTAATTTATTCGGGTGCGCTTCAGATTAATCTAGCCACAACTGGCATTCAGGCCATTACGGCTGGCTCCAGCACTCAATGCCCAGTCATTACTGTTGACACATACGGGCGAGTCACTTCGCTTACAACCACCACAATCAATTCACTTACTCCAAGCGGAGTTATTCCCGGAACTTACGGAGCCGCATCACAAATCCCAGCGTTTACAGTAGATCAATTTGGGAGAATTACGTCAGGCACAAACAATTCAATTTCTTTAATTGGATCAACGCTCTCATCAATCAGGGAAAACATTACTGTAACCGCAACTGCCGCTTCAGCAGGAACAACAATTCAATTTGATGCGTTAACGCAAAATGTACTGTACTACACGCTGCCAGCCACGGGAACATTCAGATTAAACATACGAGGAAATTCGTCAACAACTCTGCTTGACTACATGTCAGTTGGACAGTCAATTTCAATTATCTTTTTAACTGAAACTGGCAATCCAGCATACGGAATGAGCCCAAATGGTCCACCAACTATTGATGGTCTTAGTTTGGAATTTTCAGTAAAATGGGTTAATGGCACATTTCCAACACCCACTACAAATGCTGTAAACGCATACTTGTTTACAATCATAAAAACTACAAGCAACGCCACTGGCTGGAGAGTGCTTGGTGAAATGATTTCTTACAAAGGGTCGTAAGTTTGGTTTAATCAATTAATTGTATGCCTGACATTAAAATTTCTGCTCTTCCTTCGGCGTCTACTGTAAATGATGCTGATATTTTTGTTTTAAACCAAAGCGGGGAAACTAAAACCGCAGCTAAATCGCTTATTACGGCAGGTCTAGCGGGGACTTCTCAGCTATCCGGCTTTACAAACACCGCTCAAGTGGAGGCTTTAGCTTCCGCTCAAATCGCGGCAATTACGCCAGCTTCTATTGGAGCTGTGGCTACTGGCGATGTCATTGCTATCAGTAACGGCGGCACCGGGGCAACAGACGCTGTCAGCGCGTTAGCCAACCTCGGTGGGATTACTTCCGCTCAAGTGCCTGCATTCAACACGCAGCAGCTGAATGCTTATGTGCTGAAGTCTGGCTCAACGATGGACGGTCGCCTCATCATGGCCGCAACCACGGATCAGGCTAAGGCTAACATTGGGGGGTTAATTGGAACATTAAATCCATCTACTGTAACGGCAGGGGATCTTTGGATAAGCAGCCAGAGCAAATTAACATTTTCTCCTTCATCTGGGGTCAACATAACTGTTCCCGGTCTTACTCAATCAAACACATTCAATCAGCCGCAAACCATTGGCGTTGGCGGCACTTCAACGTCACTTGCGGTAAATCAAAGCGGCACAGGCCGCGCAGCTACGTTCGCAGCCAACTCTACGGCT